CCGCCAACGCAGTCTCGTTGTCCTTTAATTGCTGTTCGTAATCTACGCCCATATAGGCACCTCCTACCGCTTAATATACGCGCCTGTAAATACCTCCATCGTTACCGATTCCAAACTGAACCGGGAAACGGACTGGAACTTCATCTGCAGGTCCTTAAATTTCTTCCGTTTGATTCTGCTGACGAAATAGTCAACCACCCCATTGTGGGTGCTGACTTGCTCAAACTCTGTGCTTTCGGTCTTAACAGAAACAGTAATGTCGCCCGTTGCCTCGGCTACAAACCCCCGCTTGTTGGTCGTCTTCTGCAAATTGGGGCTGTTAAACTTGTCCTTGGGCGTTACCCAGTAACTTTCTAAATTGCAGGTGTTGTCCGTCAGCGTATAGACACCGTCGGCCGTGCCTAAATACAGCACGCCGTCCTGTACCTGCGTGCAGGTTACGGCCTTCGGCAGTTCCCAGTAAAACCAGTCGTATTCCATATGGTTTTCGTTGGTAAAAATTCCTCTGGAATCCGCCAAGTAAACCTTGTTCCCAACAAACACAAACAAGTATCCGTTCCACTCTTCCAGGATCATATCCCGATAAGACGGCTCAGCCAGCAGTTTCCGGTCAACAAGCGTGCTTCTGTGTGCAACTACCTGTTCCGTGGTAATATCGCCGCTGATGCCCTCCATACCTCTTTCGCTGAAGAAAACAATGTCATCGTTAAAGTTGATCGCCTTGCCGATGCAGCCTGTGGTAACACTGGAGTGCTGCGACGGGTAGATTTTGCCGTAGTCAGCATCCTGCGTCGGTGTGTGGTAAAACACCGTTGTGTTGGCCTGAGACGGCTCACGGAAGACCCACAGAGCATTGTTGCCCGCCACAAGTCCGGTAATTTTGGCCGTGTCCAGGCCCTCGTTGTAGTAGTCCAAATCGCTGCAGTAACTGGGATCATTCAAACTGCAGTGCCACACCTTGTTTGGCCAGTCAGGGTTTCCGCTGAAGAATACCCGGTTGTCAAACACCTGCAGCAGGGTGCATTTCAGAATCTTTTCCCGATTGCCGGCAACTGTAACCGAGAACTCCACAGAAACATTGTCCTGACCCTCTGTGGCAGGTTTTTTGGGCGCTTCGGTAAATAGGATCTTGCCGGCATCGTAATCCACCGTGTAGTTGCTCACCACACTGTCATTCACCTTTACAACGGGTTTGAAGTCTTTGTCGATGCGCTCGGTCACCAACTTATACTCTTTCTTCACGCCGTCAGCCAAAAAAGTGTTGATCCTTCTGCCGGTCAGCAGGTTCACATCCTGGAATGTTCCGCTGCCGCCGTCCGGATTGCCTTCGATGTTGGTAGTCGGCACATACCCCTCCACGTCCGTTACGGGGTTGGAGCCGTCGTACTGCAGGTAATGCAATCCGTCTTTGAAATACCACTTATCCTCGTAAACAAAACTGTCACTTACCGCAGGATTTAAGCCGGCATACAGTTCGGTTACTTTTCCCCGATCCACTCCATAGCGGCCGTTTCCCTGCTCAGCAAGCCTTGTGGTGCATTTGTACAACTTCGTGCCGCTGTGGACGAGCATTGCATCCCCGAAAAAGAAAACGCCGTACACAGGCTCTGTGAAGCCCTCCAGCAGCGCTGTTCCCGGTCTTGTGCGGATGCCGTCAATTTCCTTGTAGTCCTTCCACACATTCAGGCAGTCGGGTGAGCAGCTCAAGTTCACCTCGTCGCCTCGAAAATCCACACCCCGAAACCCGCCGTATACTCTTGTTACCTTGCTGGGCTCGCTCATAGATCCACACCGCCTTCAATACGGATGCTGCCCACTTGGTATCTGGGATCCAGCATCTGTTTCATGCTCTCATACCGATTGGTATAAACCGCGCCATATCCGGAAGACACATCGCTCTTCAGCAGATCGCCGGCAATGCCGTAAACCATAACCTCCAGCACATCGGGGCTGACCTCAAACTCGTAACTGTCCTTTGTCTTTTCGGTGATGCTCTCCGGATACACAAACACTTCGATCTCGGCCGTGCCGCTTTCCAGCATCTTAAACACCGTGCCATTTGCCTTCGAGGCATAGTTGACACCCCGAATCTTGTCCAACTGGTAGATCTCATACCCAACCGCCTTTTCGATGTCATCGAAGGTCAGCAGTTGACCCTCCTCCACCGGAAGCTCCGCATACTTTGGGATCTTCTTATAGCGCGCCATTTCAAAGAGGATGATGTTCGCCACATAATTGAACTTGGTGGCAATGTCCTCATCATCTGTTAAAACAGGACTGTTGGGATTCAGTTCCTCAATCAGTCCCAGAACTTTCTTTTTTGTTTCACCTAATGTTTTCATATCTTCACCCCGCTAAACCGCGCCCGCCACAGGCGCGGTTATTCGTCTTCTTCTTTGCAGTACCATACGGTTACCTTCACCGTATAGCCGCTGTAATCCTCTGTTGTTGAAAGTGTGATATTTGTGCTGTCCACACCCACCGTAAAACGGTTGCAATACGGCAGTGCCAGCACATCGTTCCCGTCGGTGGCAGTTGCCTCCCACTTGACCGGGATAATACCTTCCAGCCTGTGGGGATAATCCGCCACCGCGCTGTCAGGCGCGTTTTCCACGGTTATTTTTCTTGCATACACAGGTTTCCCCTCGTGACGTCTTGTGGTCCTGTACTCGTTCCCATCCGCCACAGGCGGGTTTTCCCATTCCCAAGGCTCCCACGATGCGTCGGCGTCAACACTGTGCCGGCGAATGTAGCCGCTTTGGCTGTCAAACGCGTACTGCCAAATGCGGCCCTTTGCCTCTACCACAAATAAGGGTGCCCTACTGATCGGGCACCCTTCTGCGTTTTCTGTTATCCAATACCAGCCGTTTTTAAGACAGGCATCCACACGATCTGTCTCACCGGCATTTTCCTTAACCAAGGGCAAATAACCAACTGCCCCGGTTGCCCCCGTACCGCCCATACCTTACATTGCCTCCCATCCACCGGGATATGCTTCCGGGGAATACACATTCCCATCGATAAGTGACTTGTATAATGTGCCATTGTAGTCCACAACATCGCCGGCATTGTATGCATCGTGGGCGCCTGTAGGCTGTGACCACACAGGATAACCGCCTGCATTTAGACCGATTGCCACGAACAAAGAAACAGCGGCATCGGGTGTCCAATCTGCCTGTGAGGTATGGGCCTGCACCACCTTGTAGAGCTGCGGATCACCCACACCGTTCACACCATAGGTCAGAAAATCACCGACCGCATAGGCTCTGCCGGCCTGCCATGGGTCATATACCGCCACAACTTCCATAGCCTGTTCATCAGTCAGGCTCGCGGCGAACATCTGAAGAGCTTTTCGCAGCTGCTCAGCGGCTTGCATTCTGTTCATCATACTGTCACCCCCAACAAAGCATTCAGCACATCGTCCGTGGTTTCCTGTTTTTCAGGTTCTGGCCGTCCGTCATCCTCGATGGTATATTCGCCATTGTAGGCTTCTTTCTTGGCAATTTCTTCGTTTTCTTCGTTCCAACTCATCAACTTATCAAGGAGGAATTGGCCGCCGGACAGGAATTTATAAGAAATAATTTTCGCCATTTGTAATACCCCCCTTATTTTTTAGTGACTTTTAATACCACAACGGCGTTATACCCGGAATAATCCGCAGTAGTTACGGCGGTAACATATGTGGCGTTTGCCTGTGCTGACACCTTAAGCGTTTCGTTATTAAAATACGGTGCGCTATAAGTATCCGCATTGTTAAAAAACGACAGGTCGCAAGAAACAATCGTATCAACTCCCGATATGCCGTGTGCGATGTGGCTGGTAGATGTGTTCGGAAGTGAACCGAAATAAATCATTTTTGCGTACACGGGTTTGCCCTCACGCCGCTCCGTGGTTTTATACTCTTGGACGGGGTTCATTGGAGCAACTACCCATTCCCAACCGTCTGCTTTAGTGTACTGCAAAATACCGTCGCCAACTTTACCGGTCAAATATACTTCTCCAGCACCAACAATAGCGTGGAATGTATAGTTGCCAACCGCTTCGTTTACAACTATTGGGAGCGAGTAATATCCACTCTTAGTGATTTCGTCAACAGTTTCGACATAGACGGCCTGTGTGGCTACAACGGTGGTTTTTTCGGCTTTTTTATCCAACTTATCCGTCACACACACAGCAGGTTGCCACACCTTGTTTTTTAATTTAGTGTAGCGTTTTCCATTCAAGTGCGTAGTAATATCGATGGTCGCATACTCATGGGTGTGCTTATGAATGGTTCCCATAGCCGGCCACGGAATAATGCCCTTACCGTCACCAGCACTTCCGCCGCATCTGATAGATATGTTCCGAACGGTGTTATTCGCCATAGAGGGAAGAACAGTGTTATCAAGCCACTCGTTAAGTTTTTCTTCGTCCGTGTCTTCACTGTGGCTGTAAGTATACTTTGAAACACCAACATCCATTTTGCTATCCAATGCGCCGTCAAGATCAATCAGGTTTTTATGATACTCAGACGGAGAAGTTACGGTTTCCGCTACAACAATGCCCGAGCCAACATAAATGGCTTTGCCATCACAGGTATTCGGCTTGCTGTAGGTGGCATTTTCAGCCCATACATCCCAGGTGAGGGTCGTGTTTTCGCTGTAACGCACAATGATTTTATCAGCGTGGTTAATAGACGTAAGCGCATTTTCAGCAATGGTTGCCTCTCCACCGTAAATACTGTGCACATTGATTCCACGGGATTGTGTGTTCTTGACAGTGTTCTTTGTGATCGACACCTTTCCGCGTGACCGGATCCCATACTCTGTTATCTGTCCACCGACTTGAATACCGTTAAAGCCGCCACCGGTTGTGTTGTGATACACGGTAACACCATCCACGCCGATAACATTGATCGCGCTGGCTTGACCGTCCTCATACTGAGGCGTACCGGTAGCATCAGCCAGCTCGCAATTCCGGATCACCAAGTTTTTTTGACCAAGGTGTGCATAAGGGAATCTGTAGATAGACCCGTTGCCAGCAACTTCAGAATATCTGTCATCGCCATAGGCATCCACAAAACACTCGGGAGAAATGCTGATATTGGTTTTTTCACCAAAGACGCACTTATCAAGCGTTAAGTTGTCCACTCTGGCATTCCTCAAGCAAAAACTATCCGTAAAGGCAACCCCTTCAAAGGTCAAACCCTGCGGCAGGATAGCGTTCGAAATGTCTGCGCTTGCCTGCAAAGTATCGCTGATCACGCCACTGGTAATGGACACACCTGCCACGGTAGCACCCTCGCAGCCGATAAATGTGCAGTCCTCAGGATATGCATTCTGCCCGTGCAGGTCGATCCTGCCGTACTCGCCGGGAGATAATTTGATTGTCGCCCCCGGCTCTGCCATCTTCAGGATCTTTGCCAGCGTTTCCGGTGTAACCGTATATGTACCCGGTTTCTTGTTCGCCACCATACCGGCAGCCATACTGCCGGTCATAGCGCCGCCACCGGATAATGTTCCTGTTAATACGCCGCCCATATTCACACCTCGCTTTCCGGATACAGTTTGAATACTTTCGCGCCATTCTCGTCATAGCCGATAATGGTCTGCGGATATGTCTCGGGATTCACTTCCACCTCGTACCAGTATTCAACCGGCTTGCTGATAACCGGGCCGATTCTCATTTCTTCACCCGTCAGCCGGATCTCCACAAGGCCCGTTTCTTCCGTAACCGTGACATCCTTCTGCAGAACCACCTTAGAGCAGTCTTTTCTCTCAAATACCGAGAACCGGACTACATCGCCCGGCTGAAAAAGATAGTCCGCGCCGTTTCTCTTTGCGCCCACAGAGAACACCACAGCATCGCCTCTGGTGCATTCCATGGTCAAATCTTCTTTGTTAATCGCAAACATACCCTCACCCCTTCAGCAATTCATACTGTCCGATGGCCTCATCCACCGGGCACATTCTGTATTCCGGAATGGTAAATCCCATACCCTGCACATACACCAACAGTTGGCCCTGTTCCAGTTCCACCTCCTGATGGGATTGCTCGGTTACCTTCTTTCCGTTTTTCCGCGTATAGGTCCGCGCCATGTCCGTGATCAGTACGCCGTTTTCGATCTTCTGGGTCACCTTGAAGTCGTACTCCTCATCCGTGTCGTGGTCATCGCACAGGAAAATGTCTTCCCCGTCATACTTGAAACCACCGTAGAAACCCACATTCGGCACGATCACATATTTTTCCAAACTTTCTAACTGTTTCATAATTTAACCTCCTTCATACCTGCCGGAGTCGAACCGGCTGCACCCTTGGTATGATAATTCCTGTAATCCACATATGTAGGGGGCGGCGCCCTCGACGCCCCGCAAAGCCCCCTGTAGGGGCTTATCAATTGCTCGTCCGCAAAGCCTTCTCCCGTATCACCCGCCTATATTCACAAAAAAGGGGACGGAAATTCCGTCCCCTTTTCTCTTAGTAAAGTACTGCTGCTTTCACCGCTACATTGGCAGGCACGAACAGCATAGTGCCGTCCTTCTCTGCCCATCTTGCGCTTTCAAAGCGGAAGATAGCAAACGCACCGGCTGCCAAATTGTGGGTCTCATCGCTGTCAGAAGCAGCATAAGAGCCGTTTGCAGGCGCCTTGACGGTAAAGTCATAGGCATTTGTAGTGTCGGTGTTCTGCACCAAAACCACAACATACTCATCGGTTGTCCGGGGCAGCTGCACCTGCAGGCCATCTTTTGCCGTGGTGGCTGCCTCAAAAGCAAAACCGGTGATCTCATTCACTTCGCCCTTTACGGGGGTCATAACTTTAACTGCCATTTTCTTTCTCCTTTCTCATTAGTGAGCCTTGATAACGAACAGTTCCTTGGGGCGCACCAGCTTTGCACCGTATACGTGCAGACCCTTGATGATGTCGGCGAAGCCCTTTTCCTTCCGGGCGGTCTCCATCTTCTCCATCTGGTTGGCGAAAGCGATCGCCTTCTTGGTGCGGATCATCTCGTAAGTGTCCACACCGTCGTTATACAGGTTGTTGGACATACGCAGGTAGGTGTTGGCATACTTGCCAACGGCGCCGCGCTTGACGTACTCCACGTTCTCGGTGAACAGAGAAGCCAGTTCTCTGCGCAGACCCACAATGTGCTCGGGGCACAGATCCGCAGCCAGTTCTGTCTTCTGAGAAACATTGTTCTCATACAACTTGATGTGCGCTGCGTCGATGGGCGCCAGGAAACTGTCCAAAGCGCTCAAATCGGTGGATGCGGACATCATGTTCTTGTTGGCATTCTTTGCCTGCTTGCCCACGAAGGCATCGGCACTCTCTGCCAGGGCGTTCTTTGCCTCGTCAAACTGGGTCTCCAGATAACCGGCAATGGACTGTGCCTTATCCACATCATCCACCTCGAAGGCAAATGCGTCGGACTCGGTGATGTCCAGATACTGGGAGTTGTCGCCCAGATTTTCGATCTGCAGATCCTGGCCGGGGACATACTTCTGAATGGTAGGTCTTGTTGCACCTACGATTTTCAGCCGTGCGCCGGCAGTGATCTCACCTTCGAACTTGTAGTCGCACCAACCTGCAAGCACAAGTTCCTTCTTCAGTTCAGTTTCGCAGTACTGAGACCAGTACATGGGTTTAAAATTACCAGCCATTTTTAATCATTCCTTTCGATTTATTTGTTTTTAGGCCATTTGAGCATAGATTCCCGAACCCGTTCCATGATCTTCGGGTTCTTGTAATCCGCGGCAGTAAGCCTGTCCACATCCTCAGGGGTGTAGTAGTCCTTAATGCCTTTTGTGTCTGTGGGCGTGTTCTTCACACTGCCCATCGGTTGAATATCCTGCTTGGGATGCAGCAAGCGATAATGCTCACAGATCTTTTCAGCGGGAGTAGATGCGCTGCAAATGCCGAGCAATTCCTGAAAGTCCTTGCTTTCAAGTTCCGCCTCGGTTAAGCCGTGCTTAAGAAAATCAGCACGCCGCTGCTGGGCCTGCTGATGCTCGGTCAGAACACGGAGCAACGCATTTTCCTTGGGACTTCTGCCGTCGGTACCCAACTTTTCCAGCCGGGCCACCTCATCGTTTACCTCGTCTGCACCGGAGCCAATGATCTCCTTTGCATCTGCCTGGGCCAGGATCGCAATGTCTCTTTCGGAGAAAGCCGGCTGCTCCGGAAGGGTCACGCCCTTGCCCTGGTAGTAGGTCTTCAGATGTTCTGCAATTTCCCTCGGGTTCGTCTTGCCGGTACCGGCGCTCAGAACGTCCATCAACGGGCCGTATGTCCGTTTGATCTCCTGCTCGTTCTTGCTCCGCTCCCGTGCAATTCTGCCGGCCATCAGCGCATCCACTTCTTTCTGTGTGAATGTCTTTTCCGGCTGTGCAGCAGGTTGTACCTGCTGCTGCTGCTCGGAGCCCTCCGCCACGACTTGGGTATCATCAACCACCGCGCCGTCCTGCTCCACAATTTTGGTTTCTTCCATTGGTAATTTCCTCCTATTTTTGTGCAGGTGTTGTTTCACCTCATCCAAGAGCTTTTTACGCCATCCCTGTCTGGGCAATTAAAAAACAGCCTTCAGGCAACCTGTTTTCGGTCATTGCGAGGCAGTGCGCACACTGCCGTGGCAATCCCCTCCCCATGTAGGGGCGAGCATTGCTCGTCCGCATTTTCCTTTCGGTGTGCTGTCGCCCTTCGGCCGCTCTTTCCTTATGCTGTTTGACCCATCTGTCGCATAATCGCCGCGATCTGGGCCTGCTGACTCTGCATGTCCCCGCTTAGGAACTGATTACCCCTCTGCAGCATCATCTGACTTTGCGCCTCGATCTGTGCGATCTGCTGCTGGGTCTGCCGGATCCGTTTAATAATGGCTTTGAGTTTCAGTTTCGGTGCCACCGCATCATCATCCAGCGCCTC